TCCGTCCGCTTGTATTTCTTGCCGCAGAACTCGCAGGTACAGTTCCTGCTGGCGAGCATATACTTGCGGAACACCTGCCATCTGGGCGTGGCTCGGAAGTCCTCGTGCTGTTTCTTCAGTGCATCGTAATATTGTTCTCTGTTCATATACTGAATAGTAGCAATTTGCGTAGTGTATTCGCTACATAAATTACTACATTACTGTATCAAGGAGTATTACTTATGATGAAACAAACATTTCCCCAATCCCCACTTCGGGTAACACCAGTAGCTGCTGAACCTGCACAGCCCAAACCGGAACCGATTGCAAAGGAACCGGAGCAGGGACTTGCCGATCCTGACTTCGTGCCTCACCGTCCGGTGGCTACTCCCAACCGTGCCCAGTGGTTCGAGAACGACTTGGACGAATCCGAGAAGCAGGCCCTCATCGACAAGCTCGTGGCCTCCGCCAAGTCCCTCCTCTCCGAACCCCGTGTGACAGTGAACAGCGTCGCAAGGCTCATGGGCATGGAACACGCAAAGGTAAAGGCGGCACTCTCTATGGGCGACTCCCTCAAGCAGTTCCTTGCTGACAGGGACGACAGCCACAACGCTCTCCACATCAAGAAAGCGTTTGCACGTATGAGTCCTGACGAACAGAAGGCTATGCTTGCCCAACTCCAGAGTATGCAAGCGTAGGGAGTACTTCGAAAATTGTATCGTCATACCTGGTATCTTCTATATTTTCACGGGCGAAATTTTTAAAAATTTTTTATCCGAAAATAGAAAGAAGATTTAGTGTGTACGATATAATTTTTACGATGGTTTTTTTTTCTGTTGTGTAGTTTATACCACCCCAAATTGCAACATTATAAAAGGGTGAGACCCGATGAACATAAATCATTTAACACTTAACAGGAGTAATCCAAATGACGACTTCGAATCCATCGGAGAGTGCAGCTTCCCAGGTTCAGACTGTGACTGCCATTCCGAGTGTGATGGATGTCCATACTACCGAGCAGCTTTCGCAGGCACTGATGCTTATGGAGAAGAAAGCCGGTGACTTGGTGGCATCCAACACTGTGCGTGAGGGCTATATGGCCCACGGTCATCCGGCCCAGCTCGGGTTCCAGCACTTGAACACGATGACCAGCTCCAGAATCAAGAAGCAGTTTCCTCTGTTCGACCGGAGCGAACCGCTGTTCAAGATACTCTGGGCACAGGGCAAGCTGATTGTCGGCGAAGAAATCCTCAAGAAGTACGAGGCTCGCAAGGCCGGCAAGACTTACGACTATGCCAAGTCCATCGACCGACGCTTCAAGAAGATGTTTGCCGATGTCGAGCAGTACCGTGACAAGCTCAAGGAACTTGAGTACGAGGCTTCCCGTGGATAGGGCGAGTGCAATCAACCGGCTCGACGACTTGTTCTACGAGTGCAGGGAAATCCTCAAGGAGCATCCGGTATTCCTGACAAAGTACAAGGCCGAGTTCAAGAAGATTGAACTGGCGGTGGCCAACACCAAGCGTGTGAACCAGCTCCGTGCACTGTGGCCGGATGTCCCGTCACAGGCTTTCCTCGACCTCGACTCCAACCAGTCAGTGCCGTTCGTCACTATGATGATTGGACTTATCAAGCGTCACTACCGAGTGCAGCCTATGTCGATGTTCCTGTTCTGGCGTCGTATGTGTGCCACTGGTCAGGACAACATCCTTACCTACTTCTCGTGGGGCAGGTTTGAAGCGACATTCACTGACACTACCAAGATGGTGACGGCAAACGACTTGCTCCGTGTGTGCAGCGACAACCAGTTGTTCCTCGACAGCATAGGCAAGTGCCTCGCCGACAATCAGTCCGTGGACTACAAGATTCGTGAACTGCTTGGCGGACTCTCGATGCAGTCTGACATCCGTGCCGCTTGGAAGAAGTGGGCTATGACCAACCATCCCGACAAGGGAGGCGACCCAGAAAACTTCCTCAAGGTGAAGCTCGTCTATGACGAGTGGTGCGAAATTAATAAACAACAACAATCAACAAAAGGATAAGCTATGAACTTCCAGTTTGAAGCTCTCAAGAAGTACACCTCTTTCAAGAAACTCTCCAAGGACCTCGGCACTCCCATCGATCTCGATGCCGAACTTGTCACCAAGCACGTCCTAGTAGCTGTGTGGGACAAGGCAAGTCTCGATGACGACCTCCGTCCGGCCAACTTCGCTTTCGGCTTCCTCGTGGGATTTAGCTTCGACGGCGACTCCACCAAGTACCGTGTCCTCCGTGTCAATACCTGCTCGGACGACAGCTTCGTCTGTGAATACGACTTCGCCGCTCCGCTCAACGAAGATTGCTGCCCCAAGGTTTTCTACAACAATGGTACGCTCCAGTCCGTAGGCTACCTCGTTGGTGCGGTCTCCAACCAGAACACGCAGGACTACGACTGCCTCATCCGCACTGCCCCGTTCCACACCGAACACCGTTACGCCAACTGCAAGGCGAGCGGCATGGTCGAACTGTGCGACATCAAGCTGGGCCTTGACAAGTCCGTGAAGCAGGAGACTGACAATGGCTAAAGTTCAAATCAACTGCCTCAACTGCGATGCAAAGGTGAACGCCGAGACAGTGTACGGGGACGGGGCCTACCGCTTCTGCCCGTCATGCGGCTCCACCAAAATCGTGGTCGATGGCGACAGCAAAAAGGAACAGAGTATGACTCATACCACTGACAATGTTAAGCCTCATCCGCTGGCCAATCCGCTCATGGATGAAGCTCCCCAGACACCGCACTGCGGTCTCGACGCTGAAAAGGAAATCCAGTTGCAGACCACAGACCTCCACGGCCAGCTCCTCACGATGGAACTTGACTGCTTTGGCCGTACCGACAACGCTGGCAAGATGTTCCCGTGCGACCCAGTGCTTGCATCGGATGCAGACTTCACCTACGAAGTCAAGGACGCTCCGGAACAGGGAACTGACAAGTGGCTTGAATGGCGTAAGCAGGGCATCACCGCTACCGAAGCCGCGAGCATTATGTTCCCCGACTCCCACAACAGCCCTATGACTGTGTACGGCAAGAAGCTCGGTCTGGTCAAGGACGACCAGTCTGACCCTGACGGCTATATGGAGTGGGGCCACCGCATCGAAGACTTGCTCGTGGCGAAGTTTATGGAACAGCATCCTGACTTCCGCCAGTGTACGCAGGGCAGACTCTACCAGCGTGACTGGGCCAAGTGTTCCCTCGATGCCCAAGCCTTTGACGCTGACGGCAAGCCGGTCATCATCGAGTGCAAGACTGGCCAGAACGCAGGCAAGTGGAACCCGATTCCCGACCGCTACTACGCACAGGTTCAGTGGCAGATGTATGTCACTGGCATCCGCCGTGCCTACTTCTCCGTGCTTATCTGCGGTCACCAGTGGTTCGAGAAAGTGGTGGACTTCAATCCGGTGTTCGTGGGCAAGATGCTTGATAAGTGCTTCCGTGTCTGGGACTGCATCCAGCTCAAGCAGGCACCCGCATCGCTCGGCTTCACCGCTGCGGACAAGGAGACCATCGCTGCGATGGCTGGCCAGACCGGACACTCCGGCCCTGCAAAGGAAGTGACTGACGAGGAAGTGGCCAAGTTCAAGGCACTCAAGGAAGCTGCCGACAGGGCAACCGAAGAGTTCGAGGCTTACAAGAACTCCCTCCAGTACAAGATGGTGGATGCACAGAGACTCTACCGCCCTGACGGTCGCACATTCGCAAGCTGGGTGGAACGCAAGGGCAGCGTCTCCGTGGACAAGGACAAGCTCAAGCTCAAGTACCCCGACATCTACAACGAGTGCTTGAAGACTGGGGCCGGTTCCCGTTATGTCAAGTACAATGTTTAAGGAGGCAGTATGAAAATCGGATGTTTCTTCTTTGTACTGCTGTGGACTATCTTGGCTATCGTCCTCACTCTCTGTGGAGTGGGAGCGTTCGCCCAGTGGCCCATCACCGCTTGGCCGTGGAACTGGTCTTGCCTGTGCATCCTGTACTGGGACTTGATTCTTACGGTCGCACTTGTCGTCTTTATGTTGCTCCTCAAGCTGTTCTTGGCTTGGCGTAGGGAAAAGGTGATTAACTCCTACGCTCCGGAACAGAGGGAGTTCATCAGGCGAATGATGAACAAGTAAACGAAAGCTGGCAATAACGCCACACCCCTCGGTGCATTTAGAACAATCAACCCAAACACTTTAATTCCCGTTAAACTTGCACCGAGGGTTCACAACGGATAGTAGCCCAGTGGTTGCGGCAGCTCGACGACGACTGCAAGCGTCAGAGCGAGTCCCGTTCGCACTTGCATATTTCGACGGCCTTGACACCGGTTCGAGTCCGGTCTATCCGATACTTACGAACATAGGGTTCGCAAGTCCAACACCTAACAAGAGGTACACTATGAAAAAGAATCCTGCACTTGTCCTCGCTGGCAAGCTCGAAGCAGACCGCAAACGCATCCAGAACTCCTCCGCCAAGATTGGCAAGCTGCTCCTCAACACGGCAGCCATCATCGGGGGCTATAACATGATTCGCAAGCTCACGAAGCAGAAGAATCTGTTTGACGAACTTGACAAGACGATGGGCGAGCGTATCAAGATTTTCAATGAAATAGCTTC